ATGGAGGTTAACAAAAAACGCTTATCCGAAATTTTCGGGGTGAGCGTCCGAACGATTCAGAACTGGCAGGAACAAGGTATGCCGGTTGCCCGCGGTGGTGGCAAGGGTAATGAGGTTCTCTTTGAATCTGCTGCCGCAATCGAATGGTACAGTGCGCGCGATGCAGCCATAGAAAATGAAAAGTTGCGGAAGGAAGTTGAAGATCTCCGCATTGCTTCTGAGTCCGATCTTCAACCTGGCACGATTGAATATGAGCGACACCGACTTACGCGAGCTCAGGCTGACGCTCAGGAATTAAAAAATGCAAAAGAGTCCGCTGAAGTGGTGGAGACCGCATTCTGCACGTTCGTGCTGTCGCGGGTAGCCGGAGAAATTGCCAGCATTCTCGATGGAATACCTCTGTCGGTTCAGCGGCGCTTCCCGGAGCTGGAGAACCGACATATTGATTTCCTCAAGAAGGACATCATTAAGGCCATGAACAAAGCAGCTGCGCTGGATGAAATGATACCGGGGTTGCTGAGTGAATATATCGAACAGTCAGGTTAAGGGGCTGCAGCACTCTGCGCGGGCGGGGCTACGTTCGCTTTACCGGCCAGAACCGCAAACAGCGGTTGAATGGGCAGATGAGAATTACTATCTCCCGAAAGAGTCTGCCTACCAGGAAGGGCGCTGGGAAACACTGCCATTTCAGCGTGCAATTATGAATGCGATGGGCAATGACTATATCCGCGAAGTGAATGTCGTTAAATCTGCTCGTGTCGGCTACTCAAAAATGTTGCTCGGCGTTTACGCATATTTCATCCAGCATAAACAGCGTAACTCCCTAATATGGTTGCCAACCGACGGTGACGCTGAAAACTTCATGAAGTCTCATGTCGAACCGACCATTCGTGATATTCCGACGCTGTTGGCGCTTGCTCCTTGGTACGGCAAAAAACACCGGGACAATACGCTTAGCATGAAGCGTTTCTCAAATGGTCGTGGTTTCTGGTGCCTGGGCGGTAAGGCTGCAAAAAACTACCGTGAAAAATCCGTTGATGTGGCTGGCTACGACGAGCTTGCCGCTTTCGATGATGACATCGAGAAAGAAGGTTCTCCCACCTTTCTGGGAGATAAGCGTATTGAGGGTTCTGTATGGCCAAAATCCATTCGCGGCTCTACACCGAAAGTCAAAGGTACGTGCCAGATAGAAAGGGCTGCTAAGGAGTCAGAACATTTTCTTCGGTTCCATGTTCCATGCCCACACTGCGGGGAAGAGCAGTATCTGAAATTTGGCGATGAAGAGACACCATTTGGCTTTAAATGGTCTCCGGGAGAACCTTCCAGCGTTTACTACCTCTGTGAACACAATGCCTGTGTGATTAAACAACAAGAGCTGGACTTCCTTGAGGCCAGGTATATTTGTGATGAAACAGGTATCTGGACGCGAGACGGCCTTCACTGGTTTGCTTCATCCGGTACTGAAATTGAACCTCCTGACAGCGTTACATTCCACATCTGGACCGCTTACAGCCCGTTCACAACTTGGGTGCAGATCGTCAAGGACTGGATAAAAACAAAAGGTGATACGGGTAAGCGCAAAACCTTCGTTAACACGACCTTGGGCGAAACGTGGGAACCGAAAATAGGCGAACGACCCGATGCTGAAGTTTTAGCGGAGCGCAAAGAGCACTTTGAAGCGTCTGTGCCGGAGCGAGTGGCATATCTAACAGCGGGTATTGACTCCCAGCTTGACCGTTACGAAATGCGTGTATGGGGATGGGGACCGGGAGAGGAAAGCTGGCTTATCGACAAAATCATCGTTATGGGTCGTCATGATGATGAGTCGACTCTCGCTCGAGTGGATGAGGCGATCAACAGGACATATAAGCGCCAGAACGGTCTCGAAATGGTTATATCCCGCACTTGCTGGGATATTGGCGGCATTGATCCCACCATCGTCTACAACCGCTCAAAAAAACATGGTCTGTTTCGTGTGATCCCTATAAAGGGTGCGTCGGTTTATGGAAAGCCGGTGGCGAACATGCCACGCAAGCGTAACAAGAGTGGCGTTTACCTCACTGAGGTAGGAACAGACACCGCAAAAGAGCAGATTTATAACCGTTTCACGCTGGTGGCGCAAAGAGACGAGCCGCTGGCGGGAGCGGTTCATTTCCCGAATAACCCAGAAATCTACGATCTAACCGAGGCCCAACAACTAACTGCTGAAGAGCAGGTGGAAAAATGGGTAGACGGAAAGAAAAAGATCGTCTGGGACAGCAAAAAACGACGAAATGAGGCGCTCGATTGCTTTGTTTATGCACTGGCGGCGCTTCGTATCAGCATATCCCGCTGGCAGCTAAATCTTGATTCACTTCTGGCCAGCCTGCTGGAGGAAGAAGGCAGCCGTAACAATAACAAGACCCTGGCGGATTACGCGCGGGCATTATCTGGAGAGGAATAATGGCAACACAGACTGAACTGGATGCCGCGCGCGCTGCGTTACATGACCTGATGATGGGAAAGCGCGTGGCGACGGTACAGAAAGACGGTCGAAGAGTGGAATTTACAGCCACATCAGTCAGCGATCTCAAAAAATATATTGCTGACCTTGAATCTCAGGTTGGTACCACATCACGACGCCGGGGGCCAGCAGGGTTTTACGTATGAAAATACCATCTTTAGTGGGACCTGACGGGAAAACATCCCTTCGGGAATACGCGGGATATCATGGTGGTGGTGGCGGGTTTGGTGGGCAGCTGCGGGGCTGGAATCCGCCGAGTGAAAGTGCAGATGCCGCACTCCTTCCCAACTATTCTCGTGGAAATGCCCGCGCTGACGATCTGGTGCGAAATAATGGCTATGCAGCAAACGCCGTGCAGCTCCACCAGGACCACATCGTCGGGTCATTTTTCAGACTCAGTTATCGACCGAGCTGGCGCTATCTTGGCATCAATGAGGAGGATTCACGCGCATTTTCTCGGGATGTGGAAGCCGCCTGGAATGAGTATGCCGAAGATGACTTCTGCGGGATTGATGCCGAACGCAAGCGAACGTTTACGATGATGATTCGTGAAGGTGTAGCAATGCATGCGTTTAACGGTGAATTATGCATGCAGGCGACATGGGACAGCGATTCAACGCGTCTTTTCCGTACTCAGTTCAAAATGGTTAGTCCGAAGCGCGTCAGTAATCCAAGCAACATCGGTGATACCCGGAACTGTCGCGCCGGGGTAAAAATCAATAATAGTGGTGCTGCGCTGGGATATTACGTCAGCGATGACGGTTATCCTGGTTGGATGGCGCAGAACTGGACCTACATACCTCGCGAGCTCCCCGGAGGGCGCCCCTCTTTTATCCATGTCTTCGAACCGATAGAGGACGGACAGACCCGTGGAGCCAATGCGTTTTACAGCGTTATGGAGCAGATGAAAATGCTCGATACCCTGCAAAACACCCAGCTCCAGAGTGCGATAGTGAAGGCCATGTATGCTGCCACCATCGAGAGTGAGCTGGATACGCAGACGGCGATGGATTTCATTCTCGGCGCGGATAATAAAGAGCAGCAGAGCAAACTGACGGGCTGGCTCGGTGAAATGGCGTCCTATTACTCAGCTGCGCCGGTTCGCCTGGGTGGGGCAAGGGTTCCACACCTGTTGCCGGGTGATTCTCTCAACCTTCAGTCGGCGCAGGATACCGATAACGGCTACTCGACTTTTGAACAGTCACTGCTGCGCTATATTGCCGCTGGGCTGGGTGTATCGTATGAGCAGCTTTCGCGAAATTATTCTCAGATGAGTTACTCGACTGCGCGCGCAAGCGCTAACGAGTCATGGGCGTACTTCATGGGCCGTCGCAAGTTTGTGGCATCCCGACAGGCCTGTCAGATGTTTCTTTGCTGGCTGGAAGAGGCAATTGTCCGCCGCGTGGTCACACTTCCTTCAAAAGCCAGATTCAGCTTTCAGGAAGCGAGAACAGCCTGGGGAAATGCCAACTGGATCGGCTCAGGCCGCATGGCTATTGACGGGCTGAAAGAGGTACAGGAAGCCGTCATGCTCATCGAGGCTGGTCTCAGTACGTATGAGAAAGAATGCGCCAAACGCGGTGATGATTATCAGGAGATTTTTGCCCAGCAGGTCCGGGAAACAATGGAGCGTCGTGCTGCGGGTCTGAAACCACCGGCATGGGCCGCTGCCGCTTTTGAGGCTGGACTGAAAAAATCAAACGAGGAGGAGCAAGATGGCGCACGAGCTGCGTAATCTTCCGCATATCGCCAGTATGGCCTTTAATGAGCCGCTGATGCTTGAACCCGCCTACGCGCGGGTTTTCTTTTGTGCCTTAGCTGGTCAGCTGGGCATCACCCGGCTGACAGATACCGTCTCTGGCATCACGCTTGACGCCGGACAAATAGCCGAACCGCTGGCGCTGTTTGGTGAAGATGATGACATGGATACCCGACCATCGCGAAGCTATCAGGTGGCAAATGGCATCGCGGTCTTGCCGGTTTCCGGCACTCTGGTGAGTAAAACCCGTGCGCTGCAGCCTTATTCCGGGATGACGGGTTACAACGGGATCATCGCTCGCCTGCAGCAGGCCATCAGTGACCCCGGCGTCGACGGCATTCTACTGGACATGGATACGCCGGGTGGCATGGTGTCCGGGGCGTTTGACTGCGCCGACATTATTGCCCGTATGCGCGATATCAAACCCATCTGGGCGCTGGCCAATGACATGAACTGCAGTGCAGGTCAGCTTATTGCCAGTTCGGCATCGCGACGGCTGGTCACACAAACGGCCAGAACCGGCTCCATTGGGGTCATGATGGCGCACAGTAACTATGGCGCTGCGCTCAAAACTAACGGCGTTGAGGTCACGCTGATTTACAGCGGCGATCGCAAGGTCGACGGCAACCCTTACGAAAAGCTTCCGAAAGATGTGCGTGCTGATTTCCAGACGCGTATCGATGCCACTCGTCAGATGTTTGCCGAAAAGGTTTCCGCTTATACCGGCATGTCTGTTCAGGACGTGCTGGACACCGAAGCGGCAGTATTCTCCGGCCAGGAATCTTTGGATAACGGGCTGGCGGATGAACTTGTTAACAATACCGATGCGCTCGGCGTGATGCGCGAAGCACTCGACAGACGCAAAAAAACAACCCTTGGAGGAACTATGCCATCACCTTCTGCATCAGCTGTGACCACTAAGCCAGTTGACCAGGCAGCAACTCAGACAACTGCATCAGCTGAACAGGCCACTACCGTTGACACGACAATTGCTTCCGTAGCAGCCCCTGTAGATGTCAGTGCGCAGGTTACTGCAGCAGTAGCTGCAGAGAATAGTCGCATCATGGGCATCCTGAACTGCGACGAGGCTAAAGGGCGTGAGTCACAGGCGCGAGCACTGGCCGAAACGCCGGGTATGACGGTAGAGAGCGCACAGCGCATTCTGGCTGCTGCACCGCAAAGTGCCCAGACGCGTACCGATACGGCGCTGGATCGTTTGATGGAAACAGCACCCGGTGCACTCCAAGCAGGTAGCGCATCTTCTGATGCCGCTGACGATTTGTTAAACACCCCCGTTTAAGAGGCTATCATGGAAATTACTGAAGTTTTCACACATAACCAGCCGCTCGGTAACAGCGACCCGGCGCACACTGCGTATGGTCTTGGCGAACTGACAGCTTCCACTCCAGCCATGACGCCGCTCATGCTGGATGCCACTTCTGGCAAGCTGGCCGTCTGGGATGGTGCTCATGCTGGCGCGGCAATGGGCATCCTGGCTGTAACCGCAGACCAGAACAGCGCGGAACTGGCATTTTACAAATCTGGCTCTTTCCGTATTGAAGATGTCCTCTGGCCATCTGCCGTCACCGACGACAACATTAAACGTAACGCGTTCGCCGGTACTGCAATCAGCATCGTTTAATCCGCATTTCTACAACCATCATCATTCATAAAAGCCGCCTGCGCGGCTTTTTTTACGGGAAATATCTATGTCCGTTTACACCACTGCCCAGCTGCTGGCGGTCAATGAGAAGAAATTCAAATTCGATCCGCTTTTCCTGCGTATCTTTTTCCGCGAAACCTATCCCTTCAGTACAGAGAAGGTTTACCTGTCGCAAATTCCTGGCCTGGTCAATATGGCGCTTTACGTCTCGCCGATTGTCTCCGGCAAAGTGATCCGCTCCCGTGGCGGCAGCACGTCTGAATTCACGCCGGGTTATGTGAAGCCGAAACACGAAGTTAACCCACTGATGACTCTCCGCCGCCTGCCGGATGAGGATCCGCAGAATCTCGCTGACCCGGTCTATCGCCGTCGCCGCATCATCCTTCAGAACATGAAGGATGAAGAGCTGGCGATTGCTCAGGTCGAAGAGAAACAGGCTGTTTCGGCGGTGCTCAGCGGTAAATACACCATGACCGGGGAAGCGTTCGAGCCTGTTGAAGTCGATATGGGTCGCAGCGCTGGTAACAACATTGTCCAGGCAGGTGCGGCTGCATGGTCAACCCGCGACAAAGAAACGTATGACCCGACCGATGACATTGAAGCGTACGCGCTTAATGCCAGCGGTGTGATCAACATCATTGTGTTCGATCCGAAGGGCTGGGCGCTGTTCCGTTCCTTCAAGTCTGTTGAGAAGAAACTGGACACCCGTCGGGGTTCTAACTCAGAGCTGGAAACTGCCGTGAAAGACCTGGGTATGGCTGTTTCATACAAGGGTATGTATGGCGATGTGGCCATCGTGGTGTACTCCGGCCAGTACGTCGAAAATGATGTCAAAAAGAACTATCTGCCGGATCTGACGATGGTTCTGGGTAATACACAGGCCCGTGGCCTCCGTACCTATGGCTGCATTCTTGATGCTGATGCCCAGCGCGAAGGTATCAATGCCTCGACACGCTACCCGAAAAACTGGGTGCAGTCGGGGGATCCGGCGCGCGAATTCACCATGATTCAGTCAGCTCCGCTGATGCTGCTGCCAGACCCTGACGCATTCGTCTCCGTCAAACTGGCATAACTTCCCCCAGTGGCCCTGTCGGGCCACCTTTCTGGAGTATTTCCCATGACAGAAAAAGAAAAGCTGGTCGCCCGCCTGAATGAACTTGGGACCCAGCTTAACCGCGAGGTCAGTTCCAGCGGCACCATTCAGGAACTAACGATGCGTATTGCTGAGCTTGAAGAGGAGCTGGATGGAGACGCCATCTCGGTTGACGGTAAAAACGGCGTGCAGAATGCTTCCGACAGCACCGACAGCACCGACAGCACCGACAGCAATGTTGCTAACGTGGCAAAAGTAAAAACGGAATCGGCCACAACGGGTGACCTGGTATCAGTAGAAACGCTGGCCACCCTGCATATTGACGCTCTGCATGCCACGCGTAACGAACCGGTATCCATCGTAGAGCCTGGTGTGATTATCCGCGTATCTGAACAGGATGCCGACGACTTGATCGCAAAGGGGCTGGCTTTCGAAGTCTGAAGGGGGCCACATGGCTGATTTCGATAATCTCTTTGACGAGGCCATGTCGCGAGCTGATAGAGCTATCCGTGGTGTGATGGGCACAGAGGCAAAGGTGATGTCAGGCGCTTTGTCAGGTGCCACCCTGGTCGGTGTATTCGATGATCCAGAAAATATCGGATATGCCGGTGCCGGGATTCGTGTTGAAGGAACCAGCCCGACCCTGTTTGTGGAAACCGCCACTGTCAGGCAGCTGCAGCGTATGGACACGCTGACGATTAACGGTCGGCAATTCTGGGTTGATCGTGTTGGTCCTGATGATTGTGGATCATGTCACATCTGGCTGGGTAACGGCTCTCCGCCTGCTGCTGCGCGCCGCCGTTAAGGAGCGCTTATGTCAATAAAAGGCCTTGAACAGGCGATAGAAAACCTTAACAGCATCAGCAAAACGGCTGTCCCGCGTGCGTCGGCGCAGGCTGTTAACCGCGTGGCAAACCGGGCCGTCAGTCGCAGCGTGGCGGTCGTATCAAAAGATACGCGCGTACCGAGAAAACTGGTAAAGCAACGCGCCAGGGTGAAGCGTGCGACGGTCAATAAACCTCGTGCGCTTATCCGTGTAAACCGGGGCAATTTACCGGCCATTAAACTCGGTACCGCAAGCGTGCGACTTTCCCGCAGAAAACGGGACAAGAAAGGGGCCAACAGCGTTCTGCGTATAGGACCGTTCCGTTTTCCGGGCGGTTTTATCCAGCAACTTAAAAATGGCCGCTGGCATGTCATGAGGCGTACGTCAAAACCTCGTTACCCCATTGAAGTGGTCAGCATCCCGCTGGCAGCTCCATTAACTACGGCGTTTAAAGAAGAACTGCCAAAGCTCATGGAGTCAGATATGCCCAAAGAACTCCGGGCATCCCTTACCAACCAACTCAGGTTAATTCTGACACGATGAAACACAGCGATATTCGCAAGGTGATTATTGACGCGCTGGAGAGCGCGATTGGTACTGACGCCATTTATTTTGACGGCAGACCTGCAGTGCTTGAAGAGGGTGATTTTCCCGCTGTTGCCGTTTACCTGACCGATGCGGAATACACCGGGGAAGAACTGGACGCCGACACTTGGCAGGCCATTCTGCATATCGAAGTCTTTCTTGAGGCTCAGGTACCTGATTCTGAGCTGGATGACTGGATGGAGACGCGAGTGTATCCGGTTCTCGCAGAGGTTCCTGGGCTTGAATCCCTTATCACCACAATGATCCAGCAGGGCTATGACTACCAGCGCGATGATGATATGGCGCTGTGGAGTTCTGCCGACCTGAAATATTCCATTACTTACGACATGTGAGGACCCTATGGCCACACCAAACCCGCTGGCGCCAACAAAAGGTGCCGGTACCACTCTCTGGGTTTACACCGGAAACGGTGACCCCTATGCCAATCCGCTTTCAGACGTTGACTGGTTGCGCCTCGCAAAGATTAAAGACCTGCAGCCCGGTGAACTGACGGCTGAATCTGAAGATGACACCTACATCGATGATGAGAATGCCGACTGGACATCAACGATGCAGGGGCAGAAATCAGCCGGTGAAACCAACCTGACGCTCGCGTGGATGCCGGGAGATTCCGGACAGCAGGACCTAGTGAACTGGTTCGATGAGGGCACCGTGAGGGGATATAAAATCAAATACCCAAATGGTGTTGTCGATGTGTTTAAGGGCTGGGTGAGCAGCCTCGGTAAAACCATAGCGTCCAAAGAGGTCATGACCCGCACGGCCAAAATCACAAACAACGGCAAACCATCGCTGGCAGAGGACAGCGGTACCGCGCCGATTGCTGTCACGGGGATCAGTCTGGATAAATCCACTGCAACTGTAGCGGTCGCAGCCACAACGCAACTGGTGGTTTCAGTCCTTCCGGCCAGTGCGTCAGATAAATCCTTCCGCGTAGCCAGCTCTGATCCTTCAAAAGCAACGGTCACTGTTAACGGCAATACCCTGACTGTCACCGGCGTGGCGGCGGGCACCGTCGAAATCATCGTTATGAGCAATGACGGTAACTTTGTGGCGATCTGCAAAGTCACTGTTTCCTGATAACCGGGGCGTGAGCCCCGTTCCGACCCGGAGTAAATATGTTTCTAAAAAGCGAACTGCTGGAAAGTAACGGCAGCAGCGTCACATTGTTCCAGCTTTCGGCGCTTCAGCGTATTGAATACCTCGAATACCTGAAGCAGCTGGAAGCAGTTGAAGCTGGCGATTTCCAGGCGGCCATCACCCTCACCGTAAAAAGTGGGGCGTTCCTCGTGGCGATGTCGCTCTGGCACGGCCACGAACTGAAAGGCTCCCAGGGAGAAAATGCGGCGGCGGAAGTGGCAAAGATTCAGGATGAGGTCATGCAGTCATGGCCGACCGAACTGGTTGCCGAAGCGGAATATAAGGTGAAGCTCCTGTCCGGGATGATTGCGCCGGTAACTGATGACCAGGCAGCGTCCGGCGAAGAAGGTAATGAACCCGCTGAACCCGTTACTGCGGAAAAGTCCTCGCCAGTGAGCTGAATTTTGCCATGAAACTGGCGCGTGAGTTCGGTCGCCCGGACTGGCGTGCCATGCTTGCTGGCATGTCCTCAACGGAGTATGGCGACTGGAAAATCTTCTATCAGGACAATTACTTTCATGATGTGCAGCTGGACGCTCACTTCTCCGGCTTGCTCTACACCATCTCAACCCTGTTTTTTGCCGATCCGGAGTTAACCCCGGACAGTTTCAGCATTCTTGCTACTGCACCGGAACCCATCGACATTGATGAACCGGATGACAATACGCTGATGGCGAAGGCTGCAGGTATTTCAGGAGGCGTGCGCTATGGCCCAGACGGCAGTCGGTGATCTGGTCGTTAACCTTGACGTTAACTCGTCGAAATTCAGCGAGCAGCTTAACTACGTCAAAAAAGAATTAAAACAGACCGGCAATGCGGCAAACGACGAAGCGTTACGTATCCAGCAGTCCTTCAGCCGACAGGAGAACGCCGCGCGTAAGGCCGGTATTTCAGTGGGTCAGTATAACGCCGCAATGCGTATGCTCCCGGCGCAGTTTACCGATGTGGCCACGCAGCTGGCAGGTGGGCAGAACCCCTGGCTGATTCTGCTTCAGCAGGGTGGTCAGGTTAAGGACTCCTTTGGCGGGATCATCCCGACATTCCGGGCGCTGATTGGGACGGTTTCCCCGTTGATGGTCGGCATTGGTGCATTGTCCGTTGCAACGGGCGCGTTGTTCTATGCCTGGTACCAGGGCTCTTCCACCCTGTCTGATTTCAACAAAACGCTGGTACTGTCGGGGAACACAGCCGGACTGACCGCTGACCGCATGCTGGCACTGGCGCGTAACGGACAGACAGCGGGGCTGACCTTCAACCAGACCAGTGAAGCGCTGACCGAACTTATCAACGCGGGTGTGCGTGCTGGCTCGCGCTTTGATGACATGAGCCAGGCGGTGGCGCGGTTTACCGATGCCTCCGGCGTGCCGGTGGAAAAGGTCGCAGCAGCCTATGGCAAGCTCGCAACTGACCCGACATCGGGCCTGATCGCGATGGCCCAGCAGTTCCATAACGTTACTGCTGAACAGATTGCCCATGTGGCGCAGCTGCAGCGTGCCGGTGATGAGGTTGGCGCACTGCAGGCGGCTAACGAGGCTGCTACAGCCGGATTCAACGATCAGACCAAAGCCATCCGCGACAATATGGGGACGATTGAATCTTCAGCGGACTCCCTGAGGCGCGCCTTCAAGTCGATGTGGGATGCAGCCCTCGATATTGGCCGACCTGACACCGCGCAGGAGATGGTGGCAAAAGCCGAAGCCGCGTTCAAAAAAGCCGATGAAATCTGGAACCTGCGTAAAGGTGACCGATATGTCAATGATGAGGCCCGCGCCCGATTCTGGAATGATCGCGAAACGGCCAGGCTGGCGCTGGACATGGCTCAGCAGCAGGCGGGAATTGCCAGGGCGAATGAAGAGAATGCTTCGCGCGAAGCGGCTGCGGAATCGGATCGCCAGAAGTATGCTGCGCAGGCTCAGGCAAACTATGCCAAAACGCAGACGGCACTGGAGAAATACACGGCCAGGCAGAGCGAGCTCAACAAGGCGCTGAAAGAGGGGCGAATCCTCCAGGCTGACTACAACATCAACCTGGCTGCCGCGAAAAAAGAGTACGAAGACACCCTTAAAAAGCCGAAGAAGACCCCGGCAATCAGAACCCCCGCAGGTGCCCGTGCAACCGATACGGCCAGCGCCCAGACGCTGGAGCTGCAGGCACAGTTGCGCACCCTGCAGGAGCATAAGGGGATAAATGACACCATCAGTCAGCAGCGTCAGGAGCTGTGGCGTCAACAGTCCCGGTTTACAGTTCTGGAAGAGGCCGCGAAGACCCGGACGCTTTCTGCTGAGGAAAAATCCCTGCTGGCCAGTAAAAGCGAGGTGCTTTCCCGTGCAGAGCTGAACGCGAAGCTTGGCGATCAGATAGTGGCGCAGGAGCGGCTTAACCGCCTGCAGGATACGTCCCAAAAATACGTCACGCAGATCGGCGAGAAAACCAGGGCCCTGGCGGAAAGTGCTGGTATGAGCAGTCGTGCAGCACAACGCCGCAACGAGGAGGCCCAGCTTCTTCAGGGGTGGAAAAATGGTGGCGGTTCGGAGAACGACGCTGGTTATCAGAATGAGTTGCAGGCGCTGCAGGCGTATTACGCCGAGCAGGATAAGCTGCGGGACGACTGGCAATCCGGGGCCAAATCCGCATGGGCAGATTATGTTGATTCTGCTTCAGATGCTTATGGCCAGATGAAGTCGGCTGCTACCAGTACGTTTGATGGAATCGGGCAAAATATGGCTGACATGCTGACGCGCGGTAAGGCTGACTGGGCTGACTTCACCCGCTCCACGCTCTCCATGCTGACACAGATCCTGCTGAAACAGGCGATGGTAGGCTTAGTGGATTCAGCATCAACCGCGCTGGGATTTGCAGGTGGCGGTTATACCGGTTCAGGCGGGAAATATGAGCCAGCAGGTGTCGTTCACCGTGGTGAGTTTGTTTTCACCAAAGAGGCTACCAGCCGGATCGGCGTCGGCAATCTTTACCGGATGATGAAAGGCTATGCAACGGGAGGGTATGTCGGGGGCGGTGGTACAGGCCCGGCTGCAGCACCTTTCGGTGTCAGTGTATATGCCCCGGTGACGGTCGAGAATGCTTCCGGTAACGCACAGCAGCAAAACGACGGAGACAGGCTGGGTAAGGCGTATCAGCAGGTGATTAACAAATCTGTCAACGAGGGTATCGCCAGGGCAATCCAGCCCGGTGGGCTTATCTGGAATGCGACCAATCGCAGGTAACAGTTATGACGATAGAAACATTCCCCTGGGGCATTAAGGTTTCCAGCCAGCCCACCGAGGGAAGCAAAGACACAGTCAGGAAGGTCCAGTTCGGCGACGGGTACGCACAGGTGAGCGGCTCCGGCCTGAATGATGAGATTCGCACCTATGAATATTCTTTTTCAGGGGATCCAACTACAGCGAATGAAATTCACGCTTTCCTTCGGCGGCATAAAGTGAAGTCGTTTATTTTCACTCCGCCTTTCGGCGATACCGCGCTGTGGCGTGTCGAGGCTGACACGCTCAAAAAGGTGGTTAAAAACGTAAAAGTGATAACCGTAACCGCAACGTTTGAACAGGCATTTGCACCATGAGTCTTAATGCTGATTATCAAGAACTCGAGCCGGGCAATGAAGTCCGGCTTTTTTCTGTCGATGGCACAGCGTTCGGTATGTCAGATGTACTCCGCTTCCACGCACACAATATCGCACACACCCCGGAAGAGATTGAGGCTGCAGGTGGGGATGAGAATAAACTTCCGGCGAAGTCCATCTGGTGGCAGGGGGAGGAGTATAAAGCTTGGCCGTGTCAGGTTGAGGGTATTGAAGCGACCACGGACGGTACCAGCCCACAGCCAAAACTGAGAGTGGCGAACCTGGACAGTTCGATCTCAGCGCTCTGTCTGGCGTATGACGATCTGCTGCAGGCGAAAGTGAGTATCCACGACACGCTGGCACAGTATCTGGACGCCAGAAATTTTCCGCAGGGCAATCCCACTGCAGACCCGTCACAGGAAAAGCTGAAGGTCTTTTATATCGATGCCAGAAGCACCGAGACGGATGAAGTTGTCGAATTTACGCTTTCCAGTCCGATGGATTTACAGGGCCAGATGATACCCACGCGGCAGCTGCATTCGTTATGCAGCTGGTGCATCCGGAACAAGTACCGGACCGGCGACGGCTGCGACTATGCCGGAACGCGCTATTTCGACAAAAACAATAATCCGGTTGACGATCCCTCGCTGGATGTCTGCAACGGCACGCTGACGGCCTGCAAGCTCCGGCACGGAGACAGCAACGAGCTGCCGTTCGGTGGTTTCCCCGGTACATCTCTTATCAGGAGTTGATATGCGCCAGAAAACCATTGATGCCATCATGGCACACGCTGCAGCGGAATATCCGCGCGAGTGCTGCGGCGTGGTGGCACAGAAAAGCCGGGTTGAGCGCTATTTTCCCTGTCGTAATCTCGCAGCAGAGCCGACTGAACATTTTCACCTGTCCCCCGAAGATTACGCAGCGGCAGAAGACTGGGGGACCGTGGTGGCCATTGTTCACAGCCATCCTGATGCGACGACGCAGGCCAGCGAGCTGGATAAGGCACAGTGTGATGCAACGCTGCTGCCCTGGCATATTGTGAGCTGGCCAGAGGGGGATTTACGTACCATTCAGCCACGCGGGGAGCTGCCATTGCTGGAGCGTCCGTTCGTGCTTGGCCACTTCGATTGCTGGGGTCTGGTAATGAGCTATTTCCGGCAGACCCACGGTATCGAGCTCCACGATTACCGGGTGGATTATCCCTGGTGGGAAAACGACTACCCGGACAATTTCTATCAGGAGTGCTGGTACGAGTGCGGATTCAGGGAGTTTGATGGCCCGCCTCAGGAAGGGGACCTCGTCATCATGCAGGTGCAGGCCGATAAGTGGAATCATGCCGGGATTTTACTGGAGGGTAACATGCTGCTGCACCATCTTTACGGGCATCTGAGTCAGCGTGTTCCTTATGGAGGATACTGGCAGGAGCGCACGATGAAAATCGTTCGTTATAAAGATGTAATGGCAGGTGAAACATGCAGGAAGTAATGACCCGGATTGAGCTTGGCGGCGTGCTCGGGAAAACATTCGGTAAAATTCACCACCGCCTGATTTCCCGTGTAAGCGAGGCGGGAGTGGCGCTCGCAAAGACTATTCCGGGCTTTGAGCAGTTTATGATTTCCAGCCAGCGCCGTGGGCTCACATACTCCGTATTTAAGGGTAAAAAAAACATCGGTGTGGATGACCTCGGTTTCCCGGTTACCGGCGATGTTATCCGCATTGTCCCGGTAATCATCGGGAGTAAAAAAGCCGGTTTGATTCAAACTATCCTGGGCGCAGTATTAGTGATTGCATCGATCTGGATGCCAGGTCTGAGTATAGCTGCCAGCAATATGATGTTTGCTGCTGGTGCGTCCATAACGCTGGGGGGGGTAGTTCAGATGATATCCCCTCAGGCTACAGGGCTGGCCAGCAAACAGAGCTCAGATAACCGCGCCTCATACGCGTTCGGCGGAGTCACAAACACCGCAGCGCAGGGCTATCCGGTACCGCTTCTTTATGGTCGCCGACGCATAGGCGGCGCAATTATTTCAGCCGGGATTTACGTTGGGGATCAACAATGAAGAAATACTTAAGATTGACCATTTCAGGCCTGCATCGCGTTGATGACGGAATCCTGATCGGCGGAAATGCGACAGTAATAGTAAACCGTGGCGGAGAGGTTATTTGTCGCGAGAAGTTTTCTGGCAAAGTTTCTGATAAATATTCAAAGCTATATGAAGTTGAAGACACCGGTATTCCAGTATCAGTAACGTCTTCCAGTGATTGTCAGTTTTTCAAGGCAGAAGCTGATTTTGTAAACCCATTTAGCGAAACAAATATCTGATTAATTTTCTCTTGCAATAAGCCACCTCAGGGTGGCTTTTTTTATGGGCGCAATATGGCTATATCTACTCCGATTAGAGGCCGCAAGGGCGGCAGCTCAAGTTCCCGCACCCCGACTGAACAACCAGACGATCTCCAGTCCGTAGCGAAGGCCAAAATTCTTGTTGCGCTGGGAGAGGGGGAATTTGCAGGACAGTTGACGGCGAAGGATATCTATCTCGATGGAACTCCACTGGAGAATGCGGACGGATCGCAAAACTTCAGCGGCGTGGCGTGGGAATTTCGCCCAGGGACTCAGGCACAAAAATACATTCAGGGTATCCCCGGTACCGAAAATGAAATCAGCGTGGGCACCGAAGTGTCAAGCACCACCGGCTGGACACATACCTTTACCAACACGCAACTGTCAGCCGTTCGCCTGCGCCTCAAGTGGCCATCGCTTTTTAAACAGGAGGATGATGGCGATCTGGTTGGCTATTCAATTAACTACGCTATTGATCTGCAGACCGATGGCGGCACCTGGCAGACGGTACTTAATACCAGCGTAACCGGCAAGACAACTTCCGGCTACGAACGCAGCCATCGTATCGATTTACCACAGGCAGGCAGTACATGGACGGTGCGCCTGCGTAAGCTCACGGCGGATGCCAACAGCGCGAAAATTGGCGACACGATGACGCTGCAGAGCTACACAGAGGTCATTGACGCCAAACTGCGTTATCCAAACACCGCGCTGTTGTACATCGAATTCGACTCAAGCCAGTTTAACGGCTCTATCCCGCAAATATCCTGCGAACCGCGAGGGCGTGTAATCCGCGTTCCGGATACGTATGACCCGGAGACCCGCACCTATAGCGGCACATGGACGGGGGCGTTTAAGTGGGCGTGGACGGATAATCCAGCCTGGATTTTTTACGATCTGGTGGTGAGCGACCGCTTTGGGCTGGGCAATCGCCTGACGGCGGCCAATATTGATAAATGGACGCTTTACCAGGTCGCGCAATATTGCGATCAGCCGGTTCCTGATGGTAAAGGCGGTAGCGGCACTGAGCCTCGCTATACCTGCAACGTGTATGTGCAGGAGAGGAATGACGCCTATACCGTGTTACGAGATTTTGCGGCGATATTCCGGGGCATGACTTACTGGGGTGGCGATCAAATCGTTGCGCTGGCGGATATGCCCCGCGATGTGGATTACAGCTACACGCGTGCAAACGTGGTTAATGGGCGCTTTACCTATTCGGGCAGCACCACGAAAACCCGCTATACCACAGCACTGGTTTCCTGGTCCGATCCGGGTAATGCCTACGCGGATGCGATGGAGCCTGTATTTGAGCAGGATCTCGTTGCTCGCTTTGGCACAAATCAGCTCGAAATGACAGCCATTGGTTGTACCAGACAGTCAGAAGCGAACCGAAAGGGGCGCTGGGGTATTCTCACCAACAACAAGGATCGCGTTGTTTCGTTCGATGTCGGGCTGGACGGAAACATACCGCAGCCTGGCTATATCATCGCTGTGGCAGACGAGCTGCTTTCCGGAAAGGTGATGGGAGGGCGTATCAGCGCGGTTAATGGTCGCGTTATCACGCTTGATCGTGATTCCGCAGCCGTTGCCGGAAGCCGTCTTATGGTTAACCTGCCGTCTGGCGCATCGCAGAGCAGGACGATACAGAGCGTAAACGGTCGGGCTGTCACCGTGACCACGGCATACAGCGAAACACCGGCAGTCGAATCGGTATGGATTGTCGAATCCGACGAGCTTTATGCACAGCAATATCGTGTTATCAGCGTCGCTGATAATAACGACGGCACGTTTTCGATTACTGGTGCTTTTCACGATCCGGATAAGTATGCCCGTATCGATACCGGCGCCATCATCGACCAGCGGCCAATAAGTGTAATTCCGCCCGGTAATCAGTCCCCGCCAGCCAACATCACGATCAGTTCGTTTTCGGTTGTTCAGCAGAATATCAGCGTCGAAACGATGCGCGTGAGCTGGGACCAGGCGCAGAACGCTATCGCCTATGAGGGGCAGTGGCGCCGCAACGACGGAAACTGGGTGAACATGCCTCGCAGCTCCACCACGTCATTTGACGTCCCGGGGATTTATGCCGGGCGCTACCTGGTGCGCGTGCGCGCAATTAATGCCGCTGAAATTTCCTCAGGATGGGGATATTCAGAAGAGAAGACACTGACCGGCAAAGTAGGTAATCCGCCTAAGCCAGTAGGATTCACAGCCACGGGCATTAACTGGGGGATTCGTCTTAACTGGGGTTTCCCGGCAAACACCGGCGATACGCTAAAAACGGAAATTCAGTACACTGCCAACAGTGACTTTTCAGATCCACTCTTGCTCTCAGACGTGCCTTATCCATCTGCGGAATACACCCAGCTCGGCCTTAAAGCAGGGCAGGAATTCTGGTACCGCGCGCAGCTGGTCGACAGAACGGGTAACGAGTCCGGGTATACCGACTGGATCAGGGGGATGTCTAACGATAACGCCGATGATTATTTGGGCGATATCGCAGATGATTTCCTAACCTCTGCAGACGGAGAACGCCTGACTGGTGACATCGATACCAACATTGAGGGAATACTGCAGAACGCCCTGGCGAACCATGGAACTGTTGAGCACCAGTGGGCACAATACGGAGAAGTGCGTGCCGATATTCTGGTGGTTAAAACGACGATTGCTGAAGTTGATAATGCAATGGCCGAACTTTCGACGCAGGTGCAGGCGCAGATTGAGGATGTTACCGCTTCCCTGGAAGACAAGCTTACAGCTGTCGTAGATGCCTCCGGTGCTTCGGCAATCCACACCCTCAAAACGGGCGTGAGAATAAACGGGGTGATTTATAACGCCGGGATGTCTATTGCAGTGCTTGCAGAGGCAGGGAAGCCGGTAGTCACGCGGGTTGGTTTCAACGCTAACCAGTTCGTGCTGATGAGCGGCAGTGGTGATACCCAGTATTCGCCGTTCGCGGTGGTAAACGGTCAGGTGTTTATCAGCTCAGCGTTTATTCAGGATGGCACGATCACCAATACCAAAATCGGTAACTTTATCCAGTCGAACAATTATGTTGCCGGCTCTGTTGGCTGGAAACTGGATAAGTCCGGGACGTTTGAGAACTACGGTTCGACAGCTGGGGAGGGAGCCATGAAGCAGACCAACCAGACAATCAGCGTCAAGGATGGCAACAACGTTCTGAGAGTGCAGGTTGGCCGATTAACGGGGGTGTTCTGATATGGCTTATGGAATACAGACCTGGGATGCTTCGGGAAACCCCAACAACTACGGAATCAAGCCCGTTTCCGTTGTTGGACGTATACAACTTGCCGCCGGACAAAACTCCGGCAGCTGGTCTTTCACTGTACCCTCAGGAATGAAGGTCGGTTTTGCGCTCTCACTTGATGAAGGAGGTAACAGCGTAGGGAGGAGCATTGTCGCGTCAGGGAACACAATAACCGTAACCGCAGCCTCTTCTGTGGGCCTGGGTAATTACCCGGCCTCTAAATGTGAGGTGGTCGTTTTCATGGAGAAAGCATAATGGCCGAATTTGGCGCGATGATATTAATGGATAACGGGAATCCCTTTGTAACGCCACAATCAACGCCTTTCTGTCTTTACGGGAAGTATACCTTCAATTCATCCGCGAATGGCAGTTCTCAGCAGGTTGCTCAAAATATCGCTTTAAACGCTGATTACCCAGTGATGGTTTTTATCAAAACCACCAATACAGCACAGCCCACTCCGGTTATGTCTTACAGGAACGGCGGTAATGTGTATGTTGTTGGTGTTAATCCCTACAACCAAAGTTTCACTTTAACGGCGTACGTTTTTGCCATATTCCCGCAGATATTACCGAAATGGGGTTTGGCAATATGGGATGCGAGCGGAAAGCTTGTGTTAACTAATGAGTCCCGTGTGCTATCAGACCTGCAGACGGTTGGCACGCCTGGTGCAAACGGCGGGATAAATATTGACCAGACGCTGAGCGGGTCATGGGCCGTTGCACCTGCTCAGTTGGGTCAGACCATCATTGTGAATAATTCAACCCAGCCTCCGACTATCTACACGATAAATGCTTATTCTTCATGCAGGTTTGACGGGGCCAATACGAGGATAAACGCAGGGGGGACCTCCACTGGGACAGGTTCACCTGTAGGGGGAACGAATACTGGCATTTCATTAACCGCCATAAATACAGCGGCCTATGATTGATTGATCGTTTTTAGCGATCAATAACATAATATTGATCTATCCAATCAATTATACCCACCAGAATTGTATTGGTATCGTCTAAGATACTGAATTCCTCTGGATACTATCAAAATGAGAAAACTGATTATCTGCATGGCAGGCGCTGTCATGCTTACAGGATGCGCTGGCGTAATTGAGAAACAGGAACCAGTTTGCAGCGGCACTGCAATCGTTGGCGGTCAGGAAACTACGGTTCAGATTTACGGTGTGCGTAAACAAAACAACCAGACGCAGTACCGGGCTGGATATCCTTTCAGCTGGCGCTGGGTAAGTGCGAATACATTTACCGAAACAACCTGCAAATAACCCACTACGCTTAAACATAAACCTCGCTCCGGCGGGGTTTTTTATTGCCCGAAAGGAGCGCATATGTCTGCAGGAACTATCACCCTGACAAACGGGTCCGCTGTTGTTGGCGGTGCCGGAACCTCATTCGCAACCGAACTCGCCGGAGGTGATTTCATTGTTTCGACTGTGGGCGGTGTGCCCTACACGCTGCCGGTGAAAACGGTCGACAATAATACCCAGGTGACGCTGGTCAGCAACTTCACCGGGCCAACACAATCCGGCGCGGCCTGGTCAGCTGTGCCACGCGTGGCGCTGAACATGGTCACTGCCGCGCTGGTGGCGCAAAGTGCCGAAGCACTACGTGGTTTGAATTACGATAAACAGAACTGGCAGCAGGTTTACAGCGCCGCCGGAAACATCACAGTGAAGTTGCCAGACGGCACCACTTTCACCGGCCCATCATGGAAATATCTGTCTGACAATATGGCAACCAAGAGCGGTGGTGCAGTACCCGTTAACCAGGGAGGGACCGGGGCGACAACCGGAAACGCCGCGCTGTCCAATCTGGGTATCACCTATGTCAGGTCAGGAACAAACTACAGCGTGATAAAAATTGGCGATATTTATCAAATGGATTTCCTCATAGGTGGCGGCATCGCAATAGGGGCGTATAACCCTTCGGTAGTGGGAGGTATTGCGTATTACACGCACTACTATAAATTACCCCTGCCGATGGCATTACCAAACGGCGTTATAACTGCCATTGCGTCCATTTCGGGTGACAGATTTGGAAATCAATACCCCGGATACAATGCTGACGTTAAAGTATCCAGAGATAAAGATGATGGCAGTGGGCTATTAACAACATATTTAACCGTCAGCGTTAAAACTCCTCAGACAGGCTGGACCCCTTATTTTCATATAAGAGTGGTGGGGTATTGATATGAAATATTTTTACAGCATCAGCACGCAGGGATTTTACCTCGATAACGGTATGCTGGATGCGTATAAAGCGGCTGGCTCACTACCTGCGGACTTGCAAGAGATGAGCGAGGCTGACTATCTGGCGTTTTTTAATCCTCCCGATGGATTCGCGGGCATATTTGACGAGAAAGGACCGCGTATTGAACAACTGCCAGAACTGGACCCGCTGGCGATAGCAGAAAATCAACGGCGGCTGTTGCTGTCAGAAATCGCTCCGACTATTTCTGTATGGCAGACAAAAATCCTGGTGGGCATGAAACTGAGTGATTCAGAAACCGCAGCCCTGCATGCCTGGTTGAGTTACAGTGATGCGCTGAACGCGCTGGATATCACCGTGCCAGATATTCAGTGGCCTGAAAAACCCGCAGCGTGATGTGATTTTCATTAACCGGGCAGAAAAGGATGACTGCCCGGTGATGTGAATATGTAATTAATCAGCAACCAGCCACATGTCAGATTCTTCAAACATCTCTTCAAGCATACGATTAAGCCGTTCTTTCTCTGTTTTCGTGCAGTTGCTGTTTAGCGCGTTCGCCTGCATCGGCTTTACCTTCACTTCGGCACCAGGGAAAATCTGGTGCACCCGCTTCGTCAGTTCGGCCAGAATGATCTCCCTGGCCCCTTCGAGCCCCTCAACATTTCGCTTGTCATAAACCAGTTCAACAAACATACCGATCCTCTTATAAGTGAAAACTGCCTGTGCTTGATCTGTTTTCATAAAAATACTACTGTATATACATACAGTCAATGAGCGAGTGAGGGTGCATTTATGCCTCGTCAACCGGATATTCGTGCTGCTTTTATTGCGGCCATACAGCAAAACCCGAAGGGCTATCTCTGTCTGCATACAGACAAGTTCATCGCTGAACTGCAGGAGAGGAACTGGCATTTCAGTCAGGCGGATGCAAATACATGGATCGAGCGATACCAGCCGGACTTCGCCGATAAGACGACAAACGAAAGCGAGAACCGGTACTGGATCCTGCGTAACATGGGGAGGGTTCTGAGGAGTTATCTTGCGATGCGCTATAGGTTTGCCCCATCCCTCCCAAACCAACCTTTTTTATAACCATCAAAAATCTGGTGATGCTTCGCCGTTTCTCCTGTTTTCATAACAGGAGAAATCCCATGATTTACGGTTATGCCCGAGTATCAACAAACCACCAGGACACTGAATTGCAACTAACGGCGCTCAAGTCAGCGGGTTGTGAGAAAATTTTTGAAGAGCATGCCAGCGGGAGGAAATCGAATCGGCCGGTTCTAAAACGGCTGATCGCCACTATGCAGCCGGGGGATGAACTGGTGGTCTGGAAGCTGGACAGGATAGGCCGCAACGTTCTGCATGCGCTGTTGATGTTCCAGCAGTTACAGGAAAAGGGTATCAACTTCCGCAGTATTACCGATGGCGTGGATCTCAAAACAGCCAGCGGCCGCTATAACTTTCGTAACATCCTTTCCGCAGCACAATATGAATCTGATCTTAATAGCGAACGTACCTTAGCAGGGCTGGCCGTAGCCAGGGCAAAAGGGCGAGTTGGTGGTCGCAGGCCTAAGTTCACGGATGAGCAATGGCGGGAAATGGGGGAGCGGATGGCAATCGGTGAATCACGACAAAGCGTATCAAAAACGTATGGAGTAGGGCTCTCAACTCTGTATAAAAAGTTTCCAGCTAGCTGATAACGGGAAAGAAACAGAGAAGGGCACAAATATTGTGTACTTTAATGTGCCCTTTAATTTATTGATTGGTGGTTGAATTGTCCGTAACTTTTTGATTTAAGTTCAAATTTCTAATAAATTAGAACACTTTCTTAAATTGTCATTTGGCATATTACGAACAATTCCGCGTAAAAACGTTCTGTTACGCTAAACCCTTATCCAGCAGGCTTTCAAGGATGTAAACCATAACACTCTGCGAACTAGTGTTACATTGCGTGTAGCTTTGAGTGGGCAACTTTGTGTACACTTTTGTGTACCCAAAAACAAAAATGTGTACCCATTCAATGATCACCGACACAAAGCTCAGGAAGGCGCTCGGCAAGAAAAGAGATGATATCGAGATTATTTCTGATTCGCACGGGCTCAACGCCAGAATCAGCCAGGCCGGAAAAATATCATTTTTCTATCGGTATCGCTGGGCCGGTAAAGCGGTAAAACTCAATGTTGGTGATTATCCTGCAATGAGTATCACCCAGGCAAGAGAACGTCGCCAACAATTCAGAAACTGGTTAACTGAGGGACTGGATCCGCGAGAGCAGGTGAAGCTGGATAAGCAGACCCGACAGGAAGCGATGTCCGTTGCCGAAGCGTTCAATTACTGGATTGAAAGGCACTGTATCGCTAACGGGCTAGTTAAAGTCGATTACTATCGCCAGGTGTTTGAGAAACATATCGCCGAACCGATGAAGAATGTCAAAGTCGATAACACAGCGAAAATGCACTGGATCAACGTCTTCGATTCTATAGAAAGCAGGGTGATGGCTCATTACATGCTTTCGCTGTGCAAACGGGCGTTTAGGTTCTGCGTTAACAGAAGTGTGATCGCCTCAAACCCACTCGAGGGATTACTGCCATCTGATGTCGGGCAAAAGCCTAAAAAGAGAACTCGCAGGATGGACGATGACGATCTGCGCAAAATCTATCAGTGGTTGAAAAGCCATATGTCGATAGAGTCCGTTTTCCTGGTGAAATTTATTATGCTTACCGGATGCCGTACGGCTGAGATTCGACTTAGTGAGAGATCATGGTTTCGATTGGATGATAATGAGTGGGTCGTGCCTGCGGGCAGTTATAAAACTCGGGTACATATTAGAAGGGGACTCTCAGACGCCGCCGTTAACCTGGTCAGAAATCACCTCAAGAAAATAAACACCAATCACCTGGTGACTTCACAACGTAAAATTGATGGCGGGATCAAAGATTCGCCCGTTCATTCACCTGTGGCATCCAATTACGCCCGTTCTATTTGGAATGGAACAGGTATGGCAGAGTGGTCGCTTCATGATATGAGGCGGACGATAGCCACAAATCTCTCTGAGTTAGGTTGCCCGCCGCACGTAATTGAAAAGCTGCTCGGGCATCAGATGGTGGGGGTTATGGCGCATTACAACCTTCATGACTATATCGATGATCAGAAACACTGGCTCCGCGTTTGGCAGAGCCATCTTGAAGAGATCATCGGAGAGCCCTTCAGTTAATTTATCTTCTTTTTATCCTCCCACTCTTTGATTGACTCAGAGCGCCAGCGGTTAGGGTTGCCGGGCCAGTCAGGGGGTGGGAACGGGCATACGAAGCCCCGAGGCATTGTGTCTGCACTTTGCCATGACCAAAGGGTTTTGCGTGAAATTTTGTAGCGACTGGTCAGGTCTGACGTTACCAAAATATCATCCATAGCTCTCTCCAGTTGCCCGTTCGGGCCATTCAAAATCTTTTTCAACCAACCTGCCCGGGCAGGGAGCGGAGACGGCGCATGCCGGTCATCGCTGTGGCCACGTAGCTCGCCTTTCGGTTCACCACCTCCACCCAGACTTTCACGCCTTCAACCTTCACCGTATAAGTCTCTTTCATCTTGCTTCGCCCATAGTCGCCATATGTTTGCAAGTGAGCTGCCAGCGCGATGTCGCATGCTTGGCGAGCTAAAGGTGATTGCTTACTTCCTCGATTGATCAGTCGCATATAATCTCCTTGAGGGAGGGTTACCCCTCCCGGTCTCGTCAGGCCACGTATTCCGGTTTCATATCCGCCAGGGTGATGCTGAATTGATCGTGCAGTTCATCGCCTAAGTGACGCTTTGAAGATGCAAGCATGCGCTCGGCTTCAGCGAACCGTTCGGATGCATGCGGCTCGTCGGGCTGGGGCAGGGATTTAATAGCCTCCTCAACCTTGTTGCGTGCATCCACTAGGTAATAACGCTTTACGGCTTTGTTTTTCAGCTCGGTGAATAGTGCGGATCCCAGCGTAGCTTTCGCCGTTTCAATGTCGGCACGCAGCGATTTGGCGCTATCCACGTCCTGAGCAGATTCGATGCGTTCGCGGAAATCATCGGCAAGAGAGTCGACATTTACCGACGATTCCTGTGCGCTTTGCGTGGTTGTGACGGTGTCACCTGAGATATCAGCCAGGCTAACGCGTTGCGGCGTTGGGTTGATCTCTTTTTCTGTGCGCTGTTCAATCTCATCAGGGGTGTACACACCAAGAACAACTGCAGGGCAATACAGGCGCGCCCAGTATTTGAGTGCCAGATAAGCGATCTGCTGTTTCGGGTTTGATACCCAAAGTGGAGAATTACGTGTGATTACGCTGGAGAGGAAAACAGGCTCTCCCCAGGTGATATCACTTTCACCGCGAATAACGGCACCTACCCGTACCGACAGTCCTTGTTCATCAGCACTTTCCCAACCGCGTACCATTTCTTTCTTGTCGTACGTCCCGCCACCTTTCGCAGGCTTTTTAACGGTTATCTCGCGGCTGCTGGCACATTTCGACCAGTCGCCCTCGTACTCATAGTGAAAGCGGCCAACGATGGCGTTTGAGCTGGAGATCACCGCATTAACCAGTTGCGCTTCGTATCCCAGGACACCGTTAACCAGGTGCGTCTTTTGCGCCACGGCGTAAGGGTTCATACCCCACTGCATCGCCTGCATGATGATGGCCATGCAGTCTGCCGGATTGCCGCGGAGGTGCTCAGGCACCGTTACGGCTGCCTGTGCCATCAACCCGGCGACAGACTGAAGCTGGGTTAAAGCCTGCACGTTGAAAATGGCATTGCTGGCTGAGATCGTGTTTGGAGTCTGCTGTTCAGCGGTTACGATATTCGTGTTTTCCATCATCATTCCCCTTATGCCTGAGTACGCAGCGCTTCAAGGCGGCGCAGGTCGAAGTCGTTCAGTTCGTCGGTGTAGTCAGCAGTGATTGGCGCTGGCCATTCACCTGTGTCGAATCCGGTTGCGATATTGCGCATCGCTTTGCGGTACTCGAGCATACCCAGCTCCAGTAGTTCAGCGGATGCCTCGATGATGGCGATCCAGTGGTAGTTCTCGTCTTTGTTGACGAAAATCCAGAAGAACTGATCCAGCGCTGCGGTTTCGCAGTACATAGCCGCGCTCAGGTGATAATCACGTTCAATAATTTCCCGGTGTAGCCTGGCGCGCAGGCTTTCCTGCTTAACATTCCACATGCTGATGGTTTTCAGGTCAGCACCGATACGCACGCCGTCTAGGTCGATCTCAAGGTCAGGGCGCACACGAACTTCCAGTCCCGTCTCCTCGTCAAAGCCAAAGTAGCTCACCTCAACGGCGCGGCTCGGGTGGGTTAGCAGCATGCCTGCGGTCGGGTGCGAGAGCAGTGCTGACTGAATTGCCTGCGCGGTGGCAAGTTGCTGGTGGGTAACCAGCACTTTCCCTTCCGGGTTGTTGCGCCACGCATCGAGCAGCTCGTCGGCGAACACTGCATCTGGTTTGACTGCCTTCACGGCCTGAATCAGATCGGCCTTCGTGCCAGAGACTTTCAGCGGTTGCAGCTTCTGAGCTTCCTGCGCGACCAGGTCAGGATTGATAATCGCAAGTTGTTCGAGTAGTGCGTCGCGGCTGCCGCTGGTTTTAATCTGCGCTGGCAGGGTGGCGTTGTACTCTTTGATGCACGCCTTCATTGCTGTTGCTGTCTTCTTCTGATCTGCATCGATACGTTGGAATTCAGCTGGCAGCGCCATATAGTTCTGCGCCGTTTCATCCAGGCTAGCGCCCAGCGGCACCAGCGCTGGCAGGGTGGCGTTGTATTCATCCAGCAAAGCTTTGATATCGTCTGCGCTCAGTTGCGCTGGCAGGCTGGCGTTGTACTCATCAATAAACGCGCGGATCGTTGCCGTGGTGGTAAATGCACCTTCCGGAATTACGGGTTCAACGCTAAATTCTTCATCGAGCTGTTCTGGCTGCAACGCCAGCGCATGTACCAGGTTTCCCATGTCCAGCACTGAGGAGCGCTCTTTGACGATGGTTTTCTCAACGTGGCGCGCATTGAAGTACATCAGCGAAACGCGCGCATCTTTTACCTGGGTGGAACTGATGCCGTTGGCAGCGTGGTAAACCTCGTTCGGCAGACCTTCATAGCGCCCAGGCTCGAAGTAATCGGGGTAAAAAACAGCTGGTTCGTCAGATTGCGCTTCTGGCTCGGTTTGTGCTGCAACTGGTTCGGTTTGGCTTACAGAATCGCTATTTTTGGCGACAGAATCCGTATTCTGGTTTACATCGTCCTTCTGGCTGGTATCTGACTCTTCACCAGACTCCAGACTGCTTTCGCCTGGCTGTACTTCATCACCAACATTTTTTTCATCACTGACAGTTTCTTGAACCTGCACATTGCTGGTGGTTTCCGTAGCCTGTTTCGTGCCATGAGTTGCTGAGTTCTGCAGTAAAGCCGTAACGTCGAATATTCCGTTGCCGACATTTTTAACCAGTTCTTGTTCGACTTTCTGCGGTTGTGCTGCCGCTTCCTCTGCGCGGCGGCGTGCTCCTTCTTCACGCACGCGTTGCAGGTTCTCTTCGTGAGTGCAGAAGGATTTGCGCGGAGACTCCTTACCTTCAGGTTGGGGAATTTCCTGTGCTGCGGGTTCAGCCTCATGCAACGGCAATAACTCGACCGCGGAATTGAACGCGGCTGTCATGGTCTGGTTAACAAATTCCAGGTGAGCGACAGGAGTTAAATGAATATTTTCCGGTGCGATACGTACCAGGTTAAAAATAGCCGTGCGGTTAACACCCAGAACGCCTGGCTGATTGCGCAGGATGTTGCTCCATGATTTCCATGGTTCTTCTTTTTTGGTCACGATTTCTTTAGCGCGACGAAGAATGCTGCCCGGGATCTCGAAGTGGTTGAAGTCCATAGGCAGAAGGGCACACGCAATCTCTAAATCGAGAGTGTCCAGTGTGTGGTGTGCGTCAGGTCCACGGTCAGTGACGTAACCGCCGTCGGCATTAGTGCCGGAATCAGTACGCTGCACACTACTGATGCGATTACCGGCGGCCCATTCGCGAACGAGGATACCGCGGTCGATGTGATCTGTAGCGAACCACAATTTCAAAAACTGGATTAAGGTTGCGAGTTCAGGGATTTTTCCATCGACAGGGAAGACTTTCTTAACGGCATTCACGACTTTATGAATATCGTGCTCAATGGCTTTTTTGAATGCTTCCACATTCTCAGCTGCCAGCAGCAGGTTCTGGACGTACGCGTCATCGGTGTCCATCTCAAGGCGGACAATCTCATTTTTCTGCCCTGCGTCGATGTGATAGAGATATTCACCATCACCGATGAACTGAGCCAGTACGCGCTGGCGGAATGGCAGGGTGGCAACAACGATCAGGTTCGGTTGCTGTGTCTGCTGGGATTGCTCTTCGGTATCGACTTCACCATCAACGACGCCACCTTCTGCCCGGCCGTTCTCGTCGGTCTGGATACCGTCCTCAACAGTGAGATCTTGACCCGTTGTAACGTCAGCAGCGTTGCTGGTTTCAGTTTTGAGCAACTGCAACTTACCACTGCGCCAGTCTTCTACCAGTTGATTGCGGTCACCGGCATCGGTGTTCACCCAGTCAGACATGAATGCAGCGATCAATCTTGGTTCGTGCTCTTCGTCTGGTGTGAAAATGTCCTTAACCGCCCGAATCATTTTCCACTCAGCATTCAGGCTGAGTTTGGCGGTCGCGGGCACATCGTTCCTTGCCACAAGCAGGCTATGGAGATATGTATTGCCTTCATCCAGTGACATTTCGCTGGCAGCCAACTGCTGCTCTTTAGTGACGTGGGTTTGGTATTTATCGTTCATCAGATGGACGGCAAAGCGGACCGCTGGAGTACGGTTTTCAACCGGGACAATTTCGGACGCAGTCGCATCTTCAACGATTACGGTCGGAGTAGGTGTGTAGGGGGCGTCAACGGAACCAGTAGACACACCAGCGGCTTTTGGCAGCCAGGTGCGCCCATCGTCCTGAAGCTCGTAGCGATCACACCAGGTAAAATCAACTTCACCTTCTTTCGGCAGGCCGTCGACAACTGGGAAATCAGTGCGAATCGGTTTGGCGTAGTCCTTACCCCGACCTGTTTCGATACCTGCATCTTCCAGCGCAACATCCAGCATCAGATTGGCGCGAGCCTCGGTTTTAGCAGTGAACCAGACCACTGCATCTTGCTTTCCGGATTTCTGAGTGGCTTTAACCACATTAAAGAATTCCATGTGAGATCCTCATTTTTGGGTGTTAGAATCCCCGGACCATTGATAGCGCCCATTGGGTTAACTTTGGTTTTAATGTTGTTTCCGGTGTAACTTTGGTCGGTGAGGCCGGACATGGCGGGCCCACTTCGGTGGGCTTTCGCTTAACTGACGGCTACGATCGCCTCATTCATAAAATCTTGCTTGTATGTACGGTAGGTTCCCCAGCCGGCGTAATCGCTATCGCTGATTTTGAGTACCAGCAAGCTGATCTCCTCAATGGCGCAGTGCGGGCAATCAAACTTGCCAAGCACATAGCCACCGTCGAGAATGACTGTTGTTTCACCGTTTGTAGTTGAGTGAATAACGCCTGATACTTTCTTCTCGCAGTTGAATGCAGCCACTTCTTTATTCACTGCTTTCAGGTTCATTTCGATTTTTACGATTTCCATAAAATCTCCAGTTGTTAAATTAAGGGTGTAAGAAGCCGCGCCAAATTAATGGCGAATTTTTCATTTCATATTTCAGGACTGCTATTTAACTTTCGTGCGCCATCTGGTCGTATTCAGCGCATTGCTTAGAGCAATATTCTTTTTCTTTCTGTGCCAGTTGCGAACCGTTGAGATAGAGCAAGGTGCTCTTTACTTCTGCGCCTTCTTCAACAGGCTTGTGGCAATAACCACATTCTTTTTTCATCACCTGTCCTTAAAGTGTTTTGGCAACTCTCCGTTAATGGCTGAGGCCATTCCCCAGACCGTTCAGATAAACTTCAACCAGCAAATCCCTGGTGTAAGTCATCTCAACGCCGCGATGCAGATACAAACGACCACGAGCATTAGCTGATGCCGTCCAGGTTGAATCCTTGTGTTTGACGAGCATCCCCGGCTGAACTGCGCCGCGGTTTACTGTCTGTGTACCGTAGTGCTGGTTTACCATGATTTCCTCTTGGCCTTATCGCGGCGAACGGAACGGTTAATACAAGACTTCAACGCATTTATTCAGTGTTTCAATGGGCGGTGGATGGCCGCCGATTGTCATAACTAAGCCGCCTCGGTGAAGCGACTGAGGTATGAAAAAACCCGCCGTGGCGGGTCTTCAGAAATAGTCTTTATGGTCGTGCATCGCTCGCTGGAGGATCACCTTTGCATCTTCAAAGCTGGCAGATTCAAAAGCCTCTCTTATGGCCTTAGCCAGGCAAGTCGCATCGCTTTCATAGTCATCAGCTCTGCTTTCCCAGTTTGATGCCTCTTCTTCAGCCTCATAAAGGCGATCGCCATACTCGCACTCGAGTTCCTGGCGCACTTCATCACGAAGCTTCTCCTTGATGATTTCGGAGGCTTCTTCAATCGGCATTGTTTCCAGAATCGTCTCTGGCTGATGAGTGCCGTATTTCAGTGAGATATCAGTAGCAAACATGCAACCTCCAAAAAAATGCCCGCGCGCTGGCGGGCCAAGAAGACTTTTCCAATCCAACCAGAACAGGATCATCGTCTCCTGTGTGGTTGAGATGGCAGTATTACCATCACCAAGCATCGGCACCCGGTGCTTGAGGCTGGCTCTGTCGTTACCCGCTGATGCGGTTATGTCTCATCGACGCATGGAAGTGATTTCCAGTCGATATCGTTTTTTGCCGAATCCCACAGGCCTTTCTTTTTGTACTTTTCTGAGCATGGAATGCAGATGTTGTAAGGCCTGCCAACCATGTTTACAGATATTCTCTGCATCTCTTCAGATGCCAGAAAGTACCCACAGAATTGACACTTGTGCATACGTACTCTCCACTTAGTTACCCGCTGATGCGGGAGAAATGCTTTATCTATCAGCTTCTACAACTCATCACGAATCTGTGAGAGTGTGCTGATCGCCTGGTAATGACCGCGACGCTGCTCTTCTGTTTTGAACGCACGCATATCGTCTTTTATCGATGCGATTGCCTTATTCAGAACTTCCACTTGCGCTTCTTTAATCGCCTGTTTGCGTGGCTTCTGACGCTTCTTAGGAAGGTCTCTTAAACACGCCGGAATGTATGTCTGAGTCATAAAAAATCCTCTTGTGATTCAGCCCAGCCCACTCAACTTCGAATGGACTGGAATAAATCTGTTTGCGCTTCGCACCTCTCATCCTGCCAGTGTTGCCCGTTCTCACGCCGTTATCGCTCTCGCGCGGGGATACTCTCTCACCGACCGGATCGCACCCGGTGATACAGCACGTTTTCGTGTAGGGGTCTTAACAGGTCATTGACGCTGTAAATCTGCATGTTGTTAAAAAGCAGGCGACTTACTGTCCGCCGCTGGCTAACTTCGCTCAGCTGTCGATGTTTCGTTTCGATGGGATAATTAAACATCATGTGGATTTATAGGTCAACACCTTGTGGATTTATTTTGTTGATTTAATCGTTTTTTGTTGATTTTTATGTTGATTTATTTTTTGGTGGCATAAGTGATATGCTGCAAAAAACATCAGGAGGTGGCTATGGAACGTGATGAACTTGCAGATGACCGGATGGCCTTCATGGCTGGAGAGGTTGGGTGTGTGGTGTTCGAACTGATTTACAACGGGATTGAGATCAACAAAGACAACATTGTGGGATTTCTGGAAGGGAAGCGTAAAGCCGTCGGGAACGTGATCCACAAGGGGGTGCTACGGGATGCGGCTGAGATGGTACGGAAGGGCAAATAAAAACCCGGCGCGGTGGCCGGGTTTATTTATTGCTTAGGAGCTTGTTGTGATGACGATTGGTTAGTTGGAGCGCTCGTTAATGGTTGCTGTGTCGGTACCTGTATTATAATTGGAGCCGGGCTGGTTACTGATGGTGACTTGTCATTGCCGGAGATAATCCAACTTGAGGCTAACATCACGCCAGACAGAATCACAGTAACTAAAGTCAAGCCAACGGCCATCGCCCACTGAGTCGTTGTAAGTCCCGTTTTCAAACCGCCGATTTCACCTTTAATTTCAGCAATACCTCTCTCAATAGAAGAAAATTGCTGAGTATAATAGGTTTTAAAGTCAGCTGATTCGCGACGCATTTCCGCAGCAATAGACTCTACCTCTGATTTGTTTTGTGAAAGCTTTGCGTCAAGTTCTTCTCTGGACATTCCGCTCACGCTTACCTCCAGGGTATCACTCTTCATCGCTACATCTTCCTTACTTGGGCGCAAACCCGTTTCGTCCATGGCGTATGAAACTCTATTTGATACCTTAGCATCAATACCAATACTTTGGTACTGAGATGGATCCCCATAAGGAGAAACGGTTGTCGCTGCTAGGGTTGCACTAACTATAATACTTGGAAGAACTGATGATGTTGTTCCTGAGGTAGGTTGAACTGAAGAAACTGGCTTCAGTCTTTCCATAGCCCATTATCCCTGAGAGCTACCTGTAATGATTTTACTAATGCAACAGCTTGATCCGGGCTCATTGAGACTGACATGTTAGGGGTCAACTCAACTTTTACTTGGAAGCTATTCTTTCCTTGCTCATCAGACTGCATGTGATGCTCAAATTCATGGCGGTAAAAAGTAATGATTGTTTCAGCACGATCAGGCGTAATAAGAACTGATGTGGCGGTCATGTGCTGAGGTATGATTTTAATAGTGTTATCTGACATAAGTATCCTTTTTGTTTCCTTAGTATTTTTTTGCATTGACATCAGAAATAGCGAATCCACAAGAGTATGAGTAAAGCTAATCAGTTTAGTGATACGGTGACTATTAAAGTGGTAAACCACATCAAAGCTCGCAGAGTGCATACCAGGCTGTCACACATGACAAAGTAACGAGGATGCCTGATCTCATAGCGCTCAAAGAGACATGCCGATAATGGCATTAACCACGCATGACGCCATAAACACGCCGCCAACGATGAAGCTGGCTTGGTTCTTCCTGGTAGCGCCAAGAGTCAACAGAACCACTGAAAGGGCAAAAAAAGGTATCGCGATTATGCTGAACGTGTTCATGTTGACCTCAACTTATTTCGATTCTCCATCACCCTTAATCCGCCGCCCCATGTGTTTGTTGTGATCCGTTGCTGGCCTTAACCAAACGTCTCTTCAGGCCACCGCTACAGCAATACCGAGTACCAGAAGAGGCGGCCGATTATCTCAACATCATCAATGTCAGCTTCTTCATCAGGGTAGGCCTCATTGTTGTAGCTGCGGATAATTAGCTTTCCGCCTGGCTTACGATACAGCTGTTTAATGCGCTTGAGTTGACCATTCCCGCCATCTGTCTGACCAATGGCATACAGTTTCCCATCAACTATGCGTTTGTTGTTCGTATCGACGGCTACAGTCGTACCATCCGGTATCACAGGTTCCATGCTGTCGCCAGTAGCAGGGAAACACAGGATGCCAGACCCATCTGTGTTAGCTCCAACGCGGCGGAGGGTTGCCTTTGAGAACCTGAGCTTAAAACCATTGTGATCTTCGCTGTGTACGCGTCCATCGCCACACGCAAATTCAATATCCTTAAGAAATGGCACTTCAACCTCATCAACAGGAAGCGGGGTGTCTTTATCCCATGCATCAACAACTCCCCACTCAGACTCTGGCGGGATGTTGCTCTCCAGATCCTTCTTTGGAGAACCCTCTCCATTTAATAAGCAGTCAAGAGAATAACCGAATTTTTCAGATATTTGTTGCGCCGCCTCACGACTTAACGCGTCTCTTTTTATCCAGTTGTTGACGGTCTGTGGGCTAGTCGACAAAGCCTCAGCCAAATCCCGCTGCTTCAAGCCTTCCCTTGCCAGTAAAAATTTAATTCTTTCAGAAATGCTACTCATAAAACCCTCCGCTCCATGCATGGTAAACAACATGTGGATTTTTTCCATCACCATAATGTTGATTTAATCCACATCATGAATTAACATGGTGTTGATTACACATGAGCGGAGCAAAACATGATCAACAAAGAATCCAACGCAAGCACCCCGCTTGAGAAAGCCATTAATGCAGTGGGCGGCTCTCAAAAGGTGCTTGCTGAAAAGGTCGGCGTAACTCCACAGGCCATCAATATGCTTAAAAAGCGAGGTGGCAGCCTTCCAGTAACAAAAATGCGTAAGTACGAAGAAGTGACGGGGCTTCCTCGCGAAGTTCTATATCCAGGTATCTTTGCCGCCTAACGGCGGCCCTAACCACGAAAGGGAAAGCAATGCATTCACTTGCGTATCAACAAGGTAACAAATTTTCGCCAACGGCGATGATTTACCAGAATCGCCGGGAGCCTGATTCCACGGCGTTAAACATCGATGGGATCCGCGCAGCCGTTCGCGCCTGGGCAGCTGATTGCCGAAGCCGTGAATTTGTCGCCGCGCTGATCGTGGAAGAGTGGCGGGCGTCCGGCGGAACCGGTCTGGATATCCCGACTGACTCGCACCGCCAGATGCAGAAAGTGTTTCGATGGATTGATGGCGATACCGAATACGCCGCCAACAACATTCGCCAGCTGGCCCCGGCAATCATGTCGGTCCTGCCGCTGGAGTACCGAAACCGTCTGGCGCCGCAGAACGACACGATGTCGCTGATCGCCTCTGCGATGAAAGAGTGTGCCGAGGCTAAACAGGCCGTGCTGCTGGACGCTCCAGAGCATCAGAAGCTCAAAGAGGTAAGCGAGGGTATAGCGTCGCTGTTCCGCCTCATGCCGGAGCAGGTAGGACCGCTGATGACGATGGTTACATCGATGCTGGGGGTTATATGAGAGGCACAAGAAAAGAAAAAGCCCTTGAAGCGGTAACTTCAAAGGCCCTTATCACACTGTGTTACGGCAAGTAACGGGAGTAAGTATGTCAAACACCGCTGAAATAATCAATTTCCCAAATAAAACCGAACAACCGGGAGGTCGTATGGCCGACCTGTCGAACGGGTATACCAAGGTCGCTAACGAGATCCAACAGCTTAAGCCTCGCCTGAGACTGTCAGGCCGAGAATGGCAATGTTTTGAGGCGGTGATCTGGCTTACCTACGGCTGGAACAAGAAACAGGACCGCGTGACAAATACGGTTATTGCCGAGCTTACGGGCCTGAGCGATACGCATGTATCGGACGCGCTTAAGTCTCTCGCAGAACGCAAAATCATCTTTTCACAGAAGCAGGGCATGATGAAAATCGTCGGTGTAAACACTGACCTTTCAGCATGGATTTTAGACAAACCGGAAACGGGAAGAAAATTCCCGAAAACGGGAAAATCCTTCCCGAAATCAGGAATAACCTTCCCGAAAACGGTAGACACCCAATACAAGAACAAGAACAGTATTAAAAGATCTTCGTCCGAGAATTCTGACGAATCCTCTGACGCACGTCTGAAGAAATTTTTATTAACTCATCCTGAAGCTGCGGTCTACACACCATCCGGTGCGAAGTGGGGCTCTGCTGAAGACCTCGAGACAGCTAAGTGGATTTCCTCCAGGGTGAAGCTGATTAACCCAACCTGCAAAGCCCCGGACATGACCTCCTGGTCTAACACTGTTCGCCTGATGCGCCAGATAGACAACCGGTCGCACCAGGACATCTGCGCGCTGTATGACTGGGCTAGCAAACACCACTTCTGGCAGACCAACATCCTGAGTCCCGAAAGCCTGCGTAAGCAGTGGGACAAGCTGACAATGCAGCGTAACGCCGGAGGTGAGCAGCGCGCTGTCAAGCCAGATCTGGACTTCAACAACACTGACTGGGCCTATGGGGTGATCCGATGAAATCTCTTGCAGAGCAGATGCGTAACCACGACCGCGAGCAGATGAGCCGCATGGCCCATAACCTGCCAGAGCAGTACCAGGAGTGCGCGCCGGTCGAGCAGGTGGCGCAGGTATTCAACAAGCTGTTCAACGAGCTGCGCGCCGCGTTCCCGGCCAGCATGGCGAACTTCCGCACCCAGGAAGACCTGAACGAATTCCGCCGTCAGTGGCTGCTGGCGTTTCAGGAGAACGGGATCCACACCATGGCTCAGGTCGATGCCGGCATGCGCATTGCCCGCCGCCAGGAGCGCCCATTCCTGCCGTCGCCGGGCCAGTTCGTCGCCTGGTGCAAGCAGAGCGGCGGCGCGCTGGGCGTCAACGTTGACCAGGTGATCGCCGAATACTGGGACTGGCGTAACCGCTCGTTCGAATTCATCTCCAGCGAGCAATTTCCATGGTCGCAGCCGGTCATGTACCACATTTGCGTAGAATTGCGCCACCGCAGCACCGAGCGCCAGTTAACGCATGGTGAACTGGCACGCGAGGCAGGCGATCTGCTGGACATGTGGGAAAGGCGCGTCACCGAGGGTAAGCCAGTTCCGCCGGTACGCCGGGCTATTGCCGCACCAGCTGCCGAGCAAGGGCCGACGCCGATCCAGCTGCTGCTGGCCAAGTACAACCGCAACAAGTCGAACGGGATGGTGTGACATGAACATAACAATCCGTGAGCAGGTGCTGGCAGCCCTGCGTAACAACCCGTGCCTGAACAGTGCTCGTATTGCCAGCATGATCGGCATGACCACCAAAAAGATATCCGGAACGGTGAGCACGCTGCTGGCAGACGGCTTGATCGAGTTCGAAGGCAAGCACGGACAGCGGCTTTATCGGCTGACCGATTACGGCATGAAATACGCACCAGAAACAATCCCGGCTATGCCGAAGGGAAATTCGAAGCTGGTGCAGCGTACAGAGGCAAACGTGATCTGCCAGGAGTGCCGCAACAGCGCGGCGATGAGAAGAATTTTAAGCGTATACGGGGTGAGAGCATGAAACCAACCTATGAAGAACTTGAGCAGCAGCTTGCAGAATCACATCGCGCTCTGCGTGCAGAGACTACTGCTCACGATCACGTGAAGATGCATCTGGAGAAGATGGCTGCGGAGAATGTGGGGCTGAAAGAATATCTGGCCCCAGTAGGGCTAGCGGTAGAGGGAACCCCAGCAACAGACGCTTTCCTGGCTGAAGTGCGGGCGCAAGCCCACAAGGAAGGCGCTCACTTTGTTGCTAACAGGATGCTGGCCGCATGGGAGGCTGGGTTTATCGATGATACGGCGAAGAACGCAGCTGATATTGCGAGAATGATCCTTACCTCCACAGAGTTTATGGCTGATGCTCCCGAAGGTGATTACGATCGCTCGTTCGCTGATGGCGTACTCGAAGACATCGCTGCCCAGCTTCGCAAAGGAGTGCAGTCATGAAAAACCGTAAAGCAAAAATCATCGTTCTGCGTGCTTTGAGAAACTGCTATCCGCGCCAGTGGCTGAACGTAAGCAATCGCCGCATGGTTCTCTTCTCGCTCGGTGGCGTGACCCGCGAAGGGCATCAATTCAAAAATAGCTCAGCCCAGAATCGCTGGAAGAATCATGTGAGGTTCCAATGAGCAACATCGACAAACGTGGATTACGGGAAGCAGCGGAGAAGGCGACGAAAGGCCGGTGGGCTGTTGAGTTCGACGATGAGATTTACTCCACTGACGGCGTGAACCATGAGCAAATAGCCATGGTATTCAGTGAAAACGAAGCGCGTGATGCTGCATTTATCGCCGCAGCCAACCCCGCCACCGTACTGGCGCTGTTGGATGAGCTGGAAGCCGCAGAGAAGCGCATAGCAGAACTGGAAGCGAATAAGTGTAAGCCAGTGATGTTTATTGATGGCGATATATCGCCTGCTGACGCTGACAAGTTGGCTGCTGTAATTCGCGAGTTCAACGAAGAAACAGAAACCCCTGCGGCTCGAATGGCGCGGATTATTCGCGAGAACCCGCATCCAACTAACATGTGCGATATGCCAGCCGCTGGCATTGGCGTGAAGGGGGAATGAGATGGCACTGACGAAAAAACAGCGTGCAGAACTGCGCATGAAGTTTGGCGGTCGCTGTGCTTATTGCGGCTGTGAACTTGGCGATAAGTGGCATGCAGACCATGTAGAAGCGGTACGAAGAAATATCAGCAACGGCTACGCAATGGACAGGCCAGAAAATGACACGGTCAGCAACATGGTTCCAGCATGCATTCCATGCAACTTGTTCAAAATGTGCAGCACAGTAGAAGACTTTCGCAGCCGCATAGCCACTCAGGTTGATGTAACTCGCCGTGCGTCAAGAAGTTACCGCACAGCGGAATCATTTGGCCTGGTTAAACAGACTAACGCACCAGTTGTGTTCTGGTTCGAGCGGTATCAAGAGGGGGATAACTTGTGACCAAAATATTCCTGAAGAATTATCCGCGCCAAAGCCGTGTTAAAGAGGCTCTATTTTTCCTTCTCTTTCTTATTTTAATGATTCCAATATCACCGATAGTCCTCATCTGGTTAGCAGGAGAACAGGCAGAAAAAATAGCTGAATGGTATAGCTCCATCGTATGGGGACCATTTAAAAAAATGCACAACAAATTAAATCCATACAGGGAGGGCTAACCCATGACCAAACTAACCAAAGAACGCTTGGAAGAAATCGCAGAGCTTGCAAGAAAGGCGACGTACAAGCCATGTGCAATGCACATGACGAATTTATTGGTAGTATGCGATAGCGAAGTTATCGAGGAAATGGCCCGCCAGTTGCTTGCAAGCATGGAGCAGGAGCCTGTGTCGTACACCTGTAGTGACGCGTTAGATGATGTTTACTGTGGTAGCGCAGCCATGATGGGGCCCGCTGGCGCTGTGGGAGAAGTACCACTCTACGCAGCACCACAGTTACCGCAGCCAGCGGTGTTATCAGTGTCTGAGGGCGTGCTTAAAAGCCTCTTACCCGATGTTGAGAAGTCCGAGTTCTGGTTTGAGCATAATGGGAAAATCTTTTTTGAAGGTGTGAGGTTTAACAATGCGGTATTTGAAGCCTGCCGCGCCGCCATGCTTCAGGCCGAACCTGTAAGTAATAGTGATGAGTTACCGCTGGACTATCTGCAAGGACACAAAGACGGCCTTGAGTGGGCTGCACAATTGGCAGAAGCCAATCATCCGCAAACAGGTGACTGGTTGTACGACGACCCAATCGATCTTGCCAGGGCGATTCGCAAAGGTCCGGATATGCCTACTGTTCAGGGTGGCAACTCTCCGGTGATTCCGGATGACGTACGCCGCATGGACTGGCTGGTATCGAAAACCGTTGATGTTCGTGAGCCTATGGTTTACGGAAGCCATAGCCTTTTCTGGTCGCAGACCATCACGGATGAAGAGGATGATTATCACGCGACTAAATTACGCGAGCAAATCGATGCGGCTATGGCAGCTGAGCAGGCAGCTGCACCGCAGCAGGAGGCCGAATGAACGATTTCGTTAAGCGAATTCAGCGTCTTGAGGCGGAGCGTGGTAAGACCATCACCACTGAGGTGGAGCTTGTCTCTTACGTCAAAGAGCGCAGCACTAGAAGCTCTGAGGCTCGTTACTACGTTAAGCACAGCAACCAACAGACGGTGCTTGAGCAGGGAATGGTGATAAACAGAGATGGGTTTGGTAATCATCAAGCCAGCATCATCATCACTGATTTTCCGGGGCAGAAAACTCCGGAAGACGCGGCGCTCAAACTGGCTGATTGGTTAAAGCGCCTAGGAGAGTCCATCGAGGCTAATTTCAAAAAGCCAGAGGTGGATGATGCCTAACCCATTCGACGCATAACTAAACGTCAAGCAACGTTTGATAAAACACTATCAACGAGCCATAATAAATCTGCCAGCGGCCTGAACAACCCTGGCAGACTTCTGCGCATTTAAGGGGACTTAAATGCGACCACAATCTGAACTCCTCACCTTGTCACAGATGCAGAAATGCACCTGCGATTTTCTGCATTCTGCGGCTTCCGTTAAGGAGGCCGTATGATTATCCCCAAAGACGGCATCAAGCTACACCGTGGAAATCTTGGTGCTATCACTCAGCATCTGAAGCCACTTCTCGAAAACGGTGAGTGCTTCCGGCTCCAACTCAAAGACTGGCGCGAGAAGAGAAGCCTTTCACAAAATAGTCTGAGCCACGTTTGGTACAAGGAAATAAGCGACTACCTGATCAAGTCTGGGCGCACTGACGCAACGCCTGCATGGGTAAAGCGAAACCTCAAAAAAACTTATCTGGGTTATGAAGAGGTTGAGTACACCGATTTCGTCACCGGAATTAAGACGATTGAATTAGAACTCCGCCACACGTCCGATCTGGACACTGGCGACATGCACCATTTCATGTGCCAGGTGGAAGGCTGGTGCGCTCAGTTTGGCCTGGTGCTCACAATCCCTCAAAGCAGCGAATTTCAGGTGCTGCGCGATAAGCAGGAGGCCTGATGTCAACTCCACTTTCCCGCGTCATCACAAACGAAATCTTTCGCGTTCCGGCGCGCCGCAAGCCTAAGCCCGCGGTTAAGCCGTCCGATATCCCGACCCTGAAAGACTACACCGCCCGCCTGGTGGATCAGAAATGGCTGCGTCTCGCAGCGAGGAGAAAATCAGCATGAGCATGTATCAACGAATTAATGGCGCTGACTGGCGCAATATCTTCGTCGTCGGCGATCTGCATGGGTGCTACACGCTGCTGATGAATGAGCTCGAAAAGGTTTCGTTCGACCCTGCGCGTGATTTGCTGATCTCGGTTGGTGACCTTGTTGACCGCGGCGCGGAAAACGTCGAGTGCCTGGATCTGATTACTATGCCGTGGTTCAGGGCAGTGCGCGGTAACCATGAGCAGATGATGGTTGATGGGCTTTCAGAGCATGGAAACGTCAATCACTGGCTGGTAAACGGTGGCGGTTGGTTCTTCAATCTCGACTATGACAAAGAGGTGCTGGCTAAGGCTCTGGTTCACAAGGCAGCTGAGTTACCACTCATCATCGAGCTGGTTACCTCCGATCGGAAAATCGTAATTTGCCACGCTGACTACCCGCATAACGAATATGCGTTCGACAAGCCGGTCCCGAAAGACATGGTCATCTGGAATCGTGAGCGGGTTAGCGACGCTCAGGGCGGCATTGTCTCGCCGATAGCCGGTGCTGATCTGTTTATCTTCGGCCACACCCCTGCGCGCCAGCCCCTGAAGTATGCCAACCAGATGTACATCGACACAGGAGCGGTGTTTTGCGGAAACCTCACGCTGGTTCAGGTGCAAGGTGGTGACCATGAGTAAAACCTACCGCAGCAAGAAGTGGCTCGCCGCAGTCGGGCAGATCGAACGTTGTGTTCTTTGTGGCGCATGGGGAACGCAGGTGGCACACCGGAACGAAGGGAAAGGCATGGGATTAAAAACTGATGACTGTGCGACAGCTGCGCTCTGCGTTTGCTGTCATGACAGCATTGATAACGGGAATAAGCTGAACAGGGAAGAGCGCCGGCAGCTTATGGATCGCGCGATTGTTCTGACAGTGATTGAAGTTGCCCGCCGCGGGCTGGTGGTGCCCGCATGAAAATTTACGAAATTACGCCGATTGGCAAGCCCAGGATGACTCAGCGTGACCGATGGCATAAACGGCCAGCAACGGCAGCGTACTGGGCTTACAAAGAACAGGTCAGGTTGCTCGGCATCCGTCTGCCTGAGTCCGGATATCACGTCACGTTCGTTATCCCCATGCCAAAGAGCTGGAGTAAGGCAAAGCGGGCGCAATATGTCGGCAAGCCACATCGACAAAAGCCGGACAAAGACAACCTGGAAAAAGCTTTGCTGGATGCAGTGTTTGACGAGGATAGCCATGTCTGGGACGGACGGGTTACCAAAATCTGGGGAGAAACCGGGCAAATCATTATTGAGGAGGCCAAATGAAGCCAGAAACGCTTGAGATACTCCGCGCGCGCTGGCAGCGCCTTCGCATTTATCGCTACCGGGGATCGGTGCTGGTGGATTATCGCATTCTTCGTAATTTTGTTCGTATCTATCATTCAGCAGGAGCAGCCTAATGAACCTCGAAAACACCGTGAAATATCACTTCGCCAAGTCGACGCTTATTAGCGACTCTCCGCGCGCCACTGGTTCAGATTCGCTGACCGGGACGGATGTCATGGCGGCCATGGGCATGACCCAGGAACGTGCCGCCATGGGATACAGTGCCTTCCTCGGCAAGATGGGCATCAGTTACAACGATCGGGAGAGGGCGATTGAGTTGCTGTCTGAGTACGCGTTAACCAAATGCGATAAGGTTGCCGCGCTGCGTAAGTTGGATTCCGGGGTTAAGCCTAAGGTGATGCACCAGTTGGCCACCTTCGCTTTTGAAGATTACTCCCGCAGCGCTGCGAGCGTTAAGCAGTGTGATTGTTGCAGCGGGCAGGGATTTATTGAGGCCGACGTGTTCACAATGAAATCTCATTATTCAATGAGGATTCCTCAATGGGCGAAAGAGCTTGGTCAGTCACCGAGTGATTTCGAGGTTAAACGACAGGTTCGAGAGGTGGTTCGAGTGCTGTGCTCGAACTGCAAGGGGAAGAAGGTTGTCAGTTGTGCCTGCAATGATTGCCGGGGACGTGGGAAAGCCGTAGACCAGAAGGAAACGAAGAAACAGGGTGTGCCGGTTATGACTGACTGCAAGCGCTGCGGCGGGCGTGGATATGAACGCATTCCTTCAACTGAGGCCCACGCAGCTATTTGCCAGATTACGGATGTAATCAGCCTGGATACGTGGAAGAAGTCCGTTAAACCGTTCTATGATCAGCTGATTACGAAATTCGATATTGAAGAGGCATGGGCAGAAAACCAACTGAAACAAATAACACGATAACGGCTATGGAAGTTAATTCCAGCTATTTACTTTTCCCGAATCTGTGTTAATTTTATCCCAACGATGGGTTAATGCCTTCGTTTCAAGCCCCGCGGATAACACCGTGGGGCTTTTGCGTTTCTGGAGGTAACGGCGAGGCGCTACCCTCGCCTTAACATTAAGGGAGGGTTTTCATTACGCTATCAATCTCCCTTCCTTCAAATCTTGAAGTCCAGCCGCAGGAGCCGCAATGGTAAGGAAAGTCATCGAACCCGCTACCGACCTGTTTAAGACAGTTGGGGCAATAAACCGCGCTGATATACCCACCCGCGGGATTTTTTCTAAAGGCCGCACCCATGTGCTCGACAAACTCATCCTTTGCCCGATAAGCCGCTATTTCCTTCTCAAGTTCTACGTTCTTGGCTTTCGCCTCGGCAAGTTCTGCTATGGTGGCAGCATGGGCTTTTTGAAGTACGTCGATCTGCTCTCCAATGAAAGCGATGCGCTCGCGCAGGACCTCGTTACTTTGCACAGCAGAAAGCGCGCCGATCCCGTTTTTAAGGGACGCGATAAGTAATCCTACATCCATGGTCATTCCCTAATTGTCTGTGGAATGACCAATTTAGCAATTTCCTTTGTCTGTGGAAAGCAGGGAAACCACGCGCCGGGCGTGGATAAATATCCCGGTATTGAATCGACTGTTGGCTGCCGCTTGGCGGCCTTTTTCATTTCAGGCTCACGGGAATCATCCGCTACGTGCTTTGTTGATAAATCCAGCCCGTGAAGCCTGAGCCTTTTCATACACGCACAGCGCCATCCGAAAAATCGGAGGTGAGGCTATGACCAGAATGAGCACCATTTACAGCAGACTTTCATATGGAACAGGAACCACGCTGACCGGCTGCGGTGTATCAGCGAAGGCATATGCCGAAACAGCTAAAACAGCAAAAGAGGTGTCCTGGATGTTGGCCGACAGAATTGCAGGGTTAAGCCTGAGCGACTGGGCAATTATTGTCGGTATCGCATGCACTGTAATCACCTGTGCAGTGAATTGGTATTACAGGAAAAAGGAAAGGGAGGACCGGCTTAATGGCAATGTCACCAAAGCTGAAGAATAGCGTTATTGCAGCGATACCCGCTGGCGCTATTGCTATCGCTGCGGCGTTGATTACTGGCCCAACGGGTAATGATGGCCTTGAAGGTGTACGCTATCAGCCTTATCGGGATGTTGTTGGAGTGTGGACTGTATGCTGGGGCCATACTGGTAAAGATATTATCCTCGGCAAGACCTACACCAAAGCAGAGTGTCGAGCGTTACTTAATAAAGACCTCACCACCGTAGCGCAGCAGATTAATCCGTACATCAAGGTTCCGATCCCTGAAACTACTCGGGGCGCTCTTTACTCGTTTGTCTACAACGTCGGTGCTGGCAATTTCAAAACCTCCACTCTTCTCTACAAAATAAACCAGGGTGATATCAAAGGCGCATGTGATCAGCTTCGTCGATGGACATATGCCGGTGGTAAGCAATGGAAAGGGTTGATTACCCGGCGTGAGATTGAGCGTGAAGTTTGCCTGTGGGCAGAAAAACCTCAGGTTCTTGGTGATGGGCTCGGGCCGCTTAACCCAGGCATTCCGGTATCAGTTCCGGGGGTATTCTGATGAAACCCAGAAAAATTACGATTGTTGCGGTTCTGCTGGTGGCTGTCGTAATCATTATTGCAGTGCTTAGTGTATTACTGGTTCGTAGCCGCTCAGCTCTTGAAACAGAACAGAGTGAGAATCGGGTATTACGTAATGATAACGCGCTGCAGGCGACGGTGATAACTACACAGGCTTTCAACTTCAATCGGTTTAACCAGATAGCAGAGAACGCCAACCGCCTTAACTCGCTGATCGATGCCGGTACTGAGAAAACTGTCATCGAATACCGGGAGATTCTCCGACGTGAAAAGACCTGTGATCTGCCTGTTCCTGCTGATGTCGCTGGTGGGCTGCTCGAATACGCGCACCGTTTACGTGCCAGCGCAATGCACGCCGATACCGACGGACCTAACGCAGCCGATGATAGTACCGCTGCCGCCGGCTCAATAACGTACTGCCAGGCTGTGCTCTGGATTAAGCCGCTGCTGGCCGTGATTGAGAAGGGCAACAATAACCTGGCTGGCATACGGCAGATTGAAAAAGAGCGCAAGTGAGCTTTAAAAAAAGCCTGGAGGCGCTCTCTTGGGGGCTATCTCGCACCGTCTGACGATGGACGTTTGGACGTCTAAATGGGTTGGTTTTCGTGTGTCGATGTGTAAGTGATAATTATTATCGTTTGCGGGTCCTTTCCGGCGATCCGCCTTGTTACGGGGCGGCGTCCGCGCAGATTCTCGCTATTTATGAAAATTTTCTGGTTTATGCCATTTCCGTTCTTCTTCTTGTTTACTCATTGTTTTTGTTAAAAACGTCCTCTCTCCAGAAAGGAAATGCTAATCATGGAAAACGGAAGTTAACCGTTGATTGTTTCCTTTCTCTGTTTTGTGCCAGGAGTGAGCC